GGAATAAGGGAGTGTGGGAGCAGATGCCGTCAATAATGATCTCAAAGTGTGCCAAGAGTTTGGCGCTCCGCGAGGCGTTCCCGCAGGAGCTCGGAGGTACCTACACTGACGCTGAGATGCCAACTACCCATGCGGCACCCAAAGTAGTCGAGCTGCAGGGTTCCGCAGGAAGCCAGGTGAGCAAAGACAAGCTTGAGGATGTGACTTTCACTGAAGACGACCTTCCGTGGGGAGCTGACTTAAAGAAGAAGTAGTATGGACGAAAAGAAGAAGAGACCTGCTGGTTATGACGCGCCTCAGCGCGGGTATGTCCGACGGACCTGTATCCTGCATAAGTTTGCTCTCAAGCACATGAGACAAATTGCAGAGGTAAGGGAATTAAGCCTGAAGGACTGCATGGAAGAGGCGATGAAAGACTGGTGTTATAAATATTTTGAAGTACTTAGGGAGAATGAAAGTGAGCATCAAGAGTGATTTAGAGAAATTGGCAATGGACGCAGCACAATTAGCGGGTATGGCTCGCATGGAAGGCTACGACTGCAGCATCGCGGATTATGAGCGGATTTACCTCGAGGGAGCGAACGAGGCGAGGAAGTTTATCGTCAAGATGGGTCGCGCTATGGCGAATGAGTTTCCGACTGACTGCGGGGTATTTGAAATGGGTCAGGCAGACGGTATTCGCTGGTTATGCGACAGAATTGAGGGTATGACAGAGGAATAATAGGCGTTGAGGTGTAGTTCAGTTGGCAGAACAGACGGCTGTTAACCGTCATGTCGTAGGTTCGAATCCTACCACCTCAGCCAATAAAAAACGGGGATAGGAATCTTGTTGATACCCTATCCCCGTGGATGCACTTTACTTAGGGACTATGGATCTGGGGAGAAACATAGAAATGCAAGACAAAGGTACCACTCAAAAAGCGTTCTCGACAAGAGCATTCACGCTCTATCTAAAAGCATTAACACTTTTACCAATAATATATGAAGCTTACCTGAGTTATCCACAGGTTATCCACAGGCTGTGGGAAAGTGTTTACGGAGCATTGCCGAACGGCAACGTTGGGTTAGCTCAATTAACTCTAAGGTAAAGGTTAAGGGAAGAATTTTTCTTGTTAAAGGGGAACAAGAGCATTGAATGAGAAGAGTGAGAGAAGAGGGGTGATGGGGGATTCTTAAGGGGGAAGAGGGGGGTCTGTCAAGAGGGTAAACAGCAACTTTTTTTTAATGGATGTAAAAAAGACTATGGATGTCGAACATATCAAACAACTAATCATGATCTTGAAGGCCGAGTACGGCAACAAGGTCATCGCCACAGAAGAACGCGCACGGGTATGGTCCGTGGTGCTCAACCATGCTACCTACGCCGAAGGGGAGCTCGCCATAGCCGAATTATTATCCGAGGCTCGGCAATTTCCTCCGTCAGTCGGGGAGATCAACCAACAGATTCTAAATAACCGCCAGGGTGAGAAGGTCTCCTGGTCGGACCTGTGGGACCAGGTAATGAGAGCGGGTCAAAATAGCATCTACAACGCAGAGGAGCAGTCATCAAAGCTCCCAGAGGCCGCCAGACGCGCTATAGGCGGCGCTATTGGCCTAAAAGAGCTTGGCCTAGCCTCGCCATCGGACATCGCGATAATTCGCGCACAATTTCGTCAGAGACTCGAGAGCGGCACATCCGTTTCTCAGGAAAGGGAAACCAAGAAGGCAATCTTGAAGGCTCTGCCGAATATAAACGTTAAGGTAAAAGAAATAGGATAGTTATGGCGTTCCAAAAGAAGACAAAAGAGCAGTGGGAAGCAGAAGCAAAGGAAAAGGCTCTCCAGAAGGCAGTCGACAACATCGACATGATTAAGCAGGTGGTAAAAGCCGCTGGCTTGGACGGAGTAACGAAGAACGATGCGCTCCTCATGGTTCTACTCTCGGAAGTAATGAACCTCAACAACCACCTCCACTGGATTCAACACGCGTTGAAGAAGGCTAACGGTGGTGGATACCAGGCTGCAGCACCAGCAGAAGACAAGATGCCGAACTGGTAGCAGGATAAACCCCCGCCTGTACGAGGGGGGTTATTTCTTTAAAAGGAATTATGGGAATTTATTCAAAAATGTCTTCGCAATTGCGATTTAAGAGCTCCAGCAGGTGGCACCACACAGTCGACAGGCTGCCGGAGTTTAGGGATGAGGTCTTGGTCTACCGAAAGGACAAACGTGTCACTACGGCTTTCCTGGAGCTCTCAGACGAGGGTCAGGTACGGTGGGTGGATGTACCTTCTGCAGAGGATGGATTGCATTATATGCCACTGCTCGAGGTGACTCATTGGATTGAGTTTGATGGCAAGCCAGCATTTTGCGTTGCTGACAAACTAAGAACTTATACGGGAGGGTTCGGTGACTCGGAAGAGGAATGACTCCCACAGCACCGAATTTGGATTGTGGCTTAGGGAGCGTAGGGAGCTCGACCAGAGACTCGGCTTCCTAACCACAAACCTCGACTACATCTGGGGGAACTACAACAGTCAAAAGTGGATGCTGATAGAGGAGAAGCGGTATGGGTCTCCTCTACGGCAAGCACAGCTCGACATGATTGAACTGGTGGACAACTGCTGCAAGACAGACCCGCGCTACCAAGGCTTTCATCTCCTGCAGTTTGAGCACACAACTCCCGAAGATGGTGCTATATTGTGGGACGGAAAAGAGATCACCAAACAAAAGCTTATAAGGTTATTGGAGTTTAAAGAGTGAAGAACATACAGGAATGCGCTGAGGAATACTGGGACAACGTGGCAGGAGACTCCGAGGTTGGGGTGTCATGCAAACAACTGGTCATCGAAGCATACATAAGCGGAGCGTTTTCTATATCGGCAACGATAGCGAAGACGTTCTCCGACTGGCACAAGGATTCATTCGGTAAGGAGATCGACTAATGAGCGATACAATCTTGTTTGAAGCAGAAGAACGCGAGCGATTCTTTACCTTCAAGAACATTGGCGTATCACTACTTGCAGTGAATGCTGTATTGTACGCCGGAAATCCTGAGACATGGATTCTTGATACACAACTACTCTCTGAGCTTCTGCACAATGAAGCAAAGAGATTTGCAGAGAAGAAAGAAGAACCACAAGAATAAGACAATTGGGGAGAAACGTATGAAATTTGATGACGCAACAGCACAGGACTTAGAACGAATAGATAAGCTCGCGAAGAAAACACTTTCCGTATATGAGCGGAAACCATACTACGATTTGCTTATTCATGTTTTTTGCATGGCATATATCAGTGGTTCTAACGATGCGCGAGTTTCGTACATTAAAGACATCTGCGATGAAATAAACAGCATCGCCGCTGCCGCAGGAATATTTGATGACGAGATTGACGACGAAAAGCTCAACTAAGAAAGGTAGAAGCGGTCCCGAAGAGCAGCAACAGATTGCGTTCTTCGACTACTGCAACTACATGACCCTTGCCACAAAGAACATGGCATATAGTTTGGCATTCCATATCGGTAACGAACGTAAGGCTTCCATCCAGCGACGGATCATGATGAAGCGAGCGGGAGTGAAGAAGGGAGTGCCAGACATCTGCGTACCAGTCCCCAACGACAAGTACCACGCGCTCTACATCGAGATGAAAATTAAGCCAAATAGGTTATCACCTGAACAGGCTGACTACCTCCGGCATCTTAACCAGTGCGGTAACTACGCCGTGATAGCTTGGTCAGCAGACGAAGCGATAGAAACATTAGAAAAGTATCTTCATAACAAGCTATGAAGTATAAACCACCACCAGAGGTGTTAGTGGACCCAGATTGCAGCGAGATTCAGTTTCCTGAGAAAAACCTATGGTTGGCAGTAGTAGACCGCGCCGTTAAGGATTATTGCGGCTTCTTTGATAAGCTATTCCAGGTTGGATTCCAGTACGGAAAGTTCATCAACGTAGTGTCCAGGATTGAAAGTAATCTCTCAATCATTCAAACCATGCACGAGCTAAATAGGTTGCGATGGTTTCTATTCGATGAAAAGCCGGAGCCATTCAACATGCAGTACATCATGGAATGTCTGTACGAAGACAACGAGAATATGCTCTCAAGCATGAGAGCCGCGATTACAAAGAGATTCAATGACCACATCGACGCGGTTGAGAAACTAGGACAGTTCCCGCGCCTCGTTCACTACATCAAGAACGAAACGACCGCTCTCACCGAAGGAAGCCTCCGACGAGAGCAAGCCGTCAAACGTAGAAAGTATCAGATCAATTAGCGCTTCTTCTTCTTGTCGACGAGCGACCAAGCTTGCGACACGCCGTACAACACAGCACCCGCGACAACAGGCTCTGCAGCGGTCACAAGGTTATGAGCGTCTGACTCCTCAACGCCAATGGTCAAGAGACCTCCAGCAGCGAGGGTAAGAAGGTGACGAACGATGGACAAAAGTATTGGCATATTATCTCCTAACGGAACACCAGCCAGTATTCCTGCGTCGCGGGTCAATAAAACTACCCCCAATGCAATTCATGCTTGGCTCCCAATAGAATTTTAGGTCACAGCTACTATACTTTTCAACCCAAGATTTCACATCCAGCTCTCTGCCGTCAGTACCATCCATATCCACTATGCACGGTGCGTGTACATTAGGAGCTTCTCCGTGGGATTCACAAACGTATCCTTTGAGGCAGGGTTGTCCGTAAGGACTATCCACAAGGATACAATTAGGCAGACGAGCAGATACAAGATTGAATAAAACTCTTCTGGCACTTCCATGCAGGTCACACTCCAAACATGGGGAGACATAGCACTTCAGCCTTCCCTTAGACGATTCAATGCGTAGCGCCGCTCGCTCTAGGATGCGATTAAACCGCGCTAGGATGCGCGTATCGCCTCTAACTATCTTGCGGGAAGCAGATGCCTTGGTTTCTCCATAAAATAGCTCGTAGCGGCCACAGCGACGGTTGCGCATACAGGGAGAGTTGATGAGGTGAACGCGGATTATCTTAGGTTTATGACTTTGAAGAAGCTTGTTTGCACACGCACATTCCGTGCCAAACGTATGCTCAAGCCAACCAGTGGTGATGCGATGAGGGAATAACTTTTCAGTTCTATCACAATCCCAGTTCTTGCTGCAGATACCGAGAAGACTAGGAGGGAGCGCTACGGCTTCAAATGAAAGTAGTATTAAAAGAACTATAGCACATAATCGTAGCATCGCTACTTGT